CGCCGCACGCGATGGCGAAGTGTTAGTGCGCATGGTGCGTGATGATTCGCAGTTTGGTTTTAAATTGCAATTTTTAGACACCAATCGCCTTGATGAAAATCTGAATAAAAATCTTAGCAACGGCGCAGTGATCAGAATGGGTATTGAGTTTGACACCACCGGTCGTGCAGTGGCGTATCACTTACTCACCAACCTTGAAAATGAAGCCAGCGCCGGTGCAAGATATGAGCGCATTGATGCGGACAATATCATTCACGCCTTTATGGGTGAACGCCCAGAGCAAATCCGTGGTGCAACGTGGATGGCCAGTGCTATGTCACGGCTTAATATGCTCGGTGCTTATGAAGAAGCAGAATTAGTGGCAGCGCGTATTGGCGCTAGCAAGATGGGTTTTTACACCTCAGAGGCCGGTGATTCATTCATTGGTGAAGAAGATGATCAAGGTTATTTGATCGATGCAGCAGAGCCGGGGCAATTTGCCCAACTACCGGCTGGCACGGGTTTTACTACGTTTGATCCTACCCATCCAACCAGCGCGTTTGAGTCATTTAATAAGGCGATTTTGCGCGGTATTGCGAGTGGTTTGGGTGTGGCATATAACTCGTTGGCTAGTGATCTTGAGGGTGTTTCATTTTCAAGTATTCGATCTGGCACCATTGAAGAACGCGACCAGTGGCGCGTTAAACAAAATTGGATGACACAGCATTTTATGGATCGCATTTATGAGCAGTGGTTAAGTATGCAATTGCTGAATGGATCGATGGGTTTGTCGATGACCGATTTTGACAAATTAACACAGATCAGATGGCAACCAAAAGCCTGGACATGGGTTGATCCACTCAAAGATATTAAAGCCTCAACTGAGGCAATTAATGCTGGCATTAAAACTGCCAGTGAAGTGGTAGCTGAGCAAGGCGGTGATATAGAGGATGTATATGACCAGCTTGCTTATGAGCAACAATTGGCCAAACAAAAAGGCCTTAATTTAAGTATTAATAATGAGGTAATAAGCAATGAAACAAATCAAAACGGGTGATTTAACCCGACATTTTAATTTGGATCGCGCGGCGATTGATGAAGAAGCACGCACGGTGGGTTTATCGTTTTCAAGCGATGCACCAGTCGAACGATGGTTTGGGATGGAAGTGTTAGATCACTCGCCTAAATCAGTCGACTTGGGGCGTTTGAATGATGGCGCACCGCTTCTAATGGATCATGATACAAGCGATCAAATAGGCCGAGTGGAAAGTGCAACGGTGGATGGAAAACGTGGGCAAGCAATTGTACGTTTTTCAAAATCTGCACGCGCTCAAGAAATATTTACAGATGTGATGGATGGGATTCGCCAAAACATTTCAGTTGGATATCGTATCAATGAAATGGAATTAGACGAGTCACGATCAGAGGATGAAGTAGAAACGTATGTTGCTACTCGTTGGCAACCATTTGAGGTGAGCGTGGTGAGTGTGCCTGCGGACAATTCAATCGGTATTGCAAGATCTGCTGAGGGTGACAATATCACTACCATCACAAATTTAAAAACTAAAAATAAGGAAGTCAAAATGACAACAGAAAACAAAACAAACATCGATGCTGCAACAGTAGCACGCGATGCAGTAGCGGCGGATCGCGCACGCTCACAAGAGATCGACGCAATCGTTGCAAAGCACCCGGAATTAAAAGAGATCGGCAGCCAATTTAAAGGCAATGACCGTTCTATGGATGAATTCCGTGGCGTAGCATTAGATTCAATCACTAAAAATCAACCTAAAAAAGCAGCGATTGAAGATACTAAAATCGGCATGAGCGACAAAGATTGTGATAACTTCTCAATCGTACGTGCAGTGAACGCATTAGTAACGGGCAACTGGAACGATGCAGGCTTCGAGCGTGAAATGTCAGACGAGATGGCTGGTAAATTGGGCAAACGTGCGCAGGGTTTCTACATCCCAACAGACGTTTTAATGCGTGACTTAAATGTGACAACATCAACCGCTGGTGGTCACACAGTAGCAACAGATTTATTGTCTGGCTCATTCATCGACATGCTTAGAAACAAAATGGCAACGGTTGGTTTAGGTGCAACAATGATGAATGACTTGGTTGGCTCAATTGCTATCCCACGTCAAACTGGCGGTGCAACGTCTTACTGGGTAGCAGAAAGTGGCGCAGTAACAGAATCACAAGCAGCATTTGATCAAGTAACAATGTCGCCTAAGACAGTCGGCTCAATGTCAGACATTTCTCGCAAAATGTTATTGCAATCTTCTATGGATGTTGAATCATTTGTCCGTAATGATCTTGCAACGTCTTTGGCATTGGCAATCGATTCAGCAGCAATTAACGGCTCTGGTGCTTCTAACCAACCAACGGGTATTTTAAACACGTCTGGCATTGGTTCAGTAGTGGGTGGCACAAATGGTGCGGCGCCGGATTGGGCAGATATTGTTGATCTTGAGTCAGCAGTGGCAATTGATAACGCAGACATGGGCGCACTCGGCTTCTTAACGAATGCAGCAACACGTGGCAAGTTACTACAAACTGAAAAAGCATCCGGCACAGCGCAGTATGTTTGGTCAGACAGCAACACGCTTCGTGGTTACAACGCAGCGGTATCAAACCAAGTACCATCAAACGGCACTAAAGGCACGGGAACTGCTCTTTCTTCAATGGTGTTTGGTAATTGGAATGACTTGATCATCGGCACTTGGGGTGGTATTGACATCAATGTTGATACTTCAACGGGTTCGGCTTCTGGCACGGTTCGTGTGGTTGCCTTGCAAGATGTTGACATCGCGGTACGTCACGCTGAGTCATTTGCAGCAATGACAGATATTATCACTTAATATCAATCATTAATAATTGAGCGGCATTTATTGTGAGTGCCGTTCTTTTATAAAAAATGACATTCATGTGAGTGCCATTCTTTATAAAAAATAGGAATTAAAGATGAAATTAAAATTATTAACAGCGACCGCAATTGACGGTACATCGTTCGCCAAAGGTGAAGTGATTGAAGCTGATAAAACATTAGCGGATAAATTAATTGGCATGAATAAAGCCGTGATAACTAAAGCCAAAAAAAAGGCGAAAAAATAAAAAATGTTTACCGAAGATTTAAGCGAGTTTTTGGATAGCACTGAGATGGCAGACAATGCCACCATCGGCGCTGCCACTGTGGCTGGAATCTTTGACAATCAGTTTGTTGAGGTACATGGTATTGAGGGTGTGCGTCCGGTATTTGTTTGCAATGAGGCCGATGTGTCATCCATTGCACATGGCGATGCACTCACCATTAAAACCGTGTCTTACAAAGTGGCCGGTGTGCAGCCGGATGGCACTGGTTTAACTTCACTAATACTGGAGAAACAATGAGCCACGTAAGACAACAAATAAGAGATCAGCTTAAAACCACCTTAACCGGTTTAACAACCACCGGCGCGAATGTATTTGACTCGCGCGTTTATGATCATGATGCGTTGCCATCACTTACCATTTATACATTGAGTGAGGAACTCGGCGAAGAATCGGCCAACAAACAACTTAGATTGTTAAGCATTGTGGTCGAGGCGCGAGCAAAAGCCACCACCAATTTAGACAATACGCTTGACACGATCGGTGCAGAGGTTGAAGCAGCCATTTTTGCCAGTGGTGATACCACCTTAAATGGCAAATGCAAAGACATTGATTTTGAAGCAATAGACATTGAATTATCTGGTGACAGTGATCAGCCCGTTGGGATGATGAGCATGCGATTTGCTTGCCTTTATCGAGTCAATAAATCAGACGTAACCACATTAATTAGTTAAAGGGGGCAATATGCCAAAAATGTATAAAAAAGGATCTGAGTCGATAAACGTACACCCCGGCCAGATTGACAACGCAATTCAGCGCGGTTGGTCGCTTGAAAAACCATCCACAAAAAAACAAGTTAAATCTAAAAAGGAGTTATAAAAATGGCAACACATACTGGCAGTGAAGGCACTGTACACATCGGCACAGATGCAATCGGCGAATTGAAAGGGTGGTCTTACACAGAAGGTGTGACAACAATCCCAACAACCACTTTAAATGACACAGCAGAAACACACACAACGGGAACGACTAATTGGAGTGGATCAGCAGAATCGTTTTGGGATCTTGATGATACCGCGCAAGCAGCACTCACGATCGGCGCTTCAATCACATTGAAGTTTTACCCAGAGGGCGCAGCGTCAGCAGACAAGTACAAAACTGGTACTGCAACGGTTGAGTCAATCAACGCAAGTGGCGCAACAGACGATATGGCCAATGTGTCATTCTCATTTAAAGGCAACGGCGCACTAGCAGATGCAACAGTAGCATAATAAATGGGCATTAAAGACAACGCAAAGGCGCAATTCAGCGACATTATATCGGGTGAACTTCATTCGATCTATGTTGAAGAATGGAAAGACACCATTTATTACAAGGCGGCCATTAACGGTAAAAAGCAATCGCAGATCTTAAAGCTCTACGATCAAGGCAAAACCGTTGAGGCAGTGTGCATGGCACTCATTATGCGTGGCTTGAATAAAGACGGTGATCCGGTATGGCGCACTGGCGAACTCAATGAGTTAATGCACGAATATGACACCAACGTCATATCGCGTATTGTTGAGCAAATTGCAGACAATGAGCCAACGGTAGATGAGGCAAAAAAGCCCTAAGTGTAGATCACGATCTGCACTTCTACTTGCAACTCGCTGAGCATTTGCATAAGTCTTTAGATGAGGTAATGGAATTAACAACGGCCGAACACACATTATGGGCGGCTTATTTTGAATTGAAAGGGGAAAACAATGGCTAGTGCCGCGCAAGCAAAGTATGTCATTAAGTTAGAAGATAAAACCAAACGGGCATTTAAAGCCATTGGCAAATCTTTAAAACGCACAACCTCGGCCGTTTTCTCTATGAAAACCGGCTTTATATCCGCCGCAGGCATTGCCGGTATCGGATATTTTGTTAAAAAATCACTCGATGCTACCGATGAAATGGCAAAGATGTCACGTGCCATTGGTGTATCTGTTGAAGAATTACAACGCCTCAGACACGCCGCCTCGCTGGGTGGTCTTGAAGCCGTGCAGCTTGACAAAGCCGTACAAAAACTCGCGGTTAATATGGCCGATATGTCAAAAGGCGTTGGCCTAGCCAAAGACGTATTCAAAAAATACAACATCGAAGTTGAAAACCAAGACGGATCACTCAGATCAGTGGTCGATGTCATGGCCGATGTTGCCGATGTAACTGCCGGACTCACCAACAAAACTGAAAAAGCCGATATTGCTTACAAACTATTTGGCGCACGTGGCGCGAAGATGATCAATGTCTTAGAGGGTGGATCGGCCGCCATGCGCGAGGCGATGTTAGAAGCCGATCAACTTGGCTTGGTAATGAGTGCAGAAACCGCGCAAGGTGTTGAAAAAGCCAATGATGCCTTTACCCGTTTGGGTGCATATTTAACCTCAGCATTCCATCGAGCCGTTGCCAAACTTGCACCATTGTTAAAAAGTATTACCGATTCTATTCGTGAATGGGTAGAGATGAAAATCGATAAAGCTGGTGGTATTGGCAAACTCGCCACGCAAATGGCACAAACCGTGATTGCAGCGATTAGATCAATGCTGGTTGCTTTTGAAAATTTTGGCAATGGATTGGTCGAATTAATGAGAAAAGCCGCTCAATTTTTACAATTAGGGGTTAGACCAGCCGATGCCATTAAAAAAGATATGTGGCAAGTTTCAGAGGTTATTACAAATCTACAAGAAAGAATTAAAAAAGGGGGTTTAGCGGTTGATTTAGGTATATCTCAAAAAAAATTAGCAAATCAAAAAATATTATTATCGGATTTAAGACAAGAATTAGAAAAAGCCCAAAAAAGTGTTGTTAATATTGAGCCAATTAATTTTTCATCTTGGTACAAAGCACTCGATGATTTGTCATTTAATTTAACAGATGTTGTTGAAGGCCATCCCGAAATCTTTGGTGGTGAAGCTGGTGATCCTAAAACCATGAAAAAACAAAAAACCATTTGGGATCAAATGAAAGAGGGTTTTAAAGATTACAAAAAAACGGTAGAAAAAGGCTCATTAAATATTGCCTCAATTACTGCAAAAACCATGAAATCCACTGAGGATGCTATTGTTGATATGATTATGGGCGTTAAAGTTGATTTTAGAAAAATGGCTGATTCAATTGCTGCT